CAGGATCAGGTCGCAAGATATCAAACTCAATATCCGTCCAACGAGTTCTTGGTGGCGCCAGAAGCACAGCCTCCTCAGAACCATATTTTACACAGACAAGCTTACCTTGCAGATCATAGTCCTTCGTCCAAACCAGCATATCATGACTGATGTTTTCACTGATGATAGTGCTGGGGTACAGTGAGGCAAAGTCACACACTCCGACGGGTGCCTCGGTGTAAAAGCCTGGGACAGGGTCGAGCACGATCGCACCTTCATAGCTTTCTTCCACTGCTGCTCCTGCTCCTCCTGCCCCTGCCTCGGGTGAACCAAAAGCCGCCGCCGGCTGCACCACAATAAGCTGGCCTCGTAACATGCAATCCTTGAAGATCAGCGACTCGATCTTAACACCCTGACCACGCGTGAAGATATAACTCACCGGCACGGAACAAACATTCGCCATTGACATTGCCTCATTAAACACCTCCAACTTCTTATATAATTCATAGACCAAGTCGCAATCCTGAATACAATATGCACCGATGCGTGCCCGATCCGCATCACTTCCACGATGCAGGCGAAAGAGCTCCTGCGGCGACACATCATCCTTCACGATCGCCCACTTTGCCGCCTCTCCGCTCACAGCCGCCACATCCTCCTCTGACACAACCACGAAACCATCAGCCACGATTTCCACAATTTCCATCTTATCCGTTAAGTCCTCTCCGAGATCATTCAGCACCTGAACATCTCGTCCCAGCCTCGCATCACCCTTTTGCTTCGTCTTGAGAACCCAACGATTCGTGTCCACCCCTTCCGCGCGGCGAATCCCTGAAAGCTTCCCACTCAAGAAGGCTGCACACACCGAGTCTAACTTATATGACGTGAGCTGCACCTTACGCTTGATATGCCCGTACAAATCAATCCGCAAACGACCAGGTGTATTCCACATATACAACATGTTATCACCAAGTGCTGAACTGCTGAGAAACTTCTCCTGCAGTTTCATTTCACCACCCTCATCCCATAGTCGCGTCATTTGTTGCACGCACTCCTCACTCTCCAGTCCCAACTCGACTAGACGCTCCCAAATGTATTTTTCATCAAAACCGAAGATATTGTATCCTGACAAGATATCAAAGTTCTCCTCCACGATCCAAGTAAACCAGCTGAGTAATAGCTCTGACTCGGTTGTGTAGGTGTGCACAATAGCTCCCTCAATAGGCGCACAGCCGCCAAGTACAAAGATGTGCTTTTCAACAACAGAACCACTCACACTCACAGTGCCAATTTGAATGATAGGGTCGCCGGCAATTGGGGCAATTGTCTTGAATTCGCGATCGAGCATCTTTGTCAAATCCGCCAGCCGCTCCTCTTTTTGGCGAACTAACAGGCCATCGCGCCCGTTCCACAACTCGGCCAGCCCATTCTTGAAACGTGCAGAATCGACGATGCGGGCGATGGTCGCTTGAGAAGGTCCCAGCCCACTGTGTTTGAGTGGAGGAATCTTGATGCCTTCAGAGGAGCCGCTAAATCCTTTCTTCAGCAAGTCAGGAATCAAACCAACCTCTTTTACACCATTCCATAACTGCTTGGCCACTCGCCGATATCCTTGCTGTGCCATAGGGAATTCCTTATCATGCGAATAGCACTCAATATCCCAAAAGGCGTGCTTGAAGGGAGCAACAACCATAGCCGTTGCAGCGGACGGTGAGATCTGATCCCAATCAGCTCGCAACTTCAGCATGCCGTCATTCTCTAGAACATCTCCTTTTACACAAATCCAGCCACATGGCTGCAAATCACGGATATGAAAGAATCGCAGCATTGGATCAATATTTGACTCAAATACCTCGAGAGGTGCACTGACTCCGCTCACCTTGAATTTCGGCTCTTGGCGATCATTTAGAAGTACTTTCCGCAAATCATAGAACATGCCAAGACTTGCCATGCTGACTTTGAGAAAGGGATACAGTTTTCCACCGGTGTAGCCAATCAGCTTCTGCTTCCTGACCAATTCGAAATGAATTGTTGTACTTTTCTGGACTTTCCTGCAAAGTTCATCTTGAATCTTATTTTTGATACGGGACTCTTCCGTTGGTGTACTACACTCAGGTAGGGCAATATAGAAGAAGGGTTTGAATCCATTGACCTCGATGCGAACACTTTGACCGCTTGGACTTGTGCCAAAGAGGTGAATGATGAGTTCGCGATTGGATGCTTCTGATTTGTTGGTGGTGTTCTTCTTCTTCCACTGTCCTCCTGCACTTCCGTCTGACTCATTTCCATCGATGTATTCTACTTCAAGACCATCCTCGGTTGCTCGAAGAACCTTTTGGTCACGAGCGATCGCATCAAAGATGTGGATGATGTGTGATTGCATTGTATCACGTAGCAGGACTACTTACGGGTACGGCGTTTCATGTCAATTTTTGACTTTTTACGAGTACTGCGCTTTTGCTTGGAAAGAGTGATATAGCTTTTCAGAGTTTTTAAGAGGGAGCCTCCACCTACTTTCGTAGAGGCAGGCGACACCTGAATAGTGGGCATAAATACATTATTTGATACTTCGGACTTAGGAGAAGAAGCACGATTACGAGCAATAATAAGAGAATTTATAGGTTTTTTAGTAAGTGTGGCGACTATTTTATTTCTCTGTTCGGCTCTATTATTCTTATGATTCTGTATTTCTGATTGCTTCTGGGTGAGAGTTTTCATATTCTCGGCAGGTGGTTGATTCTGTGTTTGCATGGCATTCCACTCGAGTTTTGCTTCTGCTTCTGCTTCTGCTGCATTTGCATTTGCATTTGCATTTGCTTCTGCTTCTGCTTCTTCCTCTTCCTCTTCCTCTTCCTCTCCTTCCTTCTGTTTCTGGCTACGTGCATGTGCCTCCCACTCTCGAGATTTCGTAGGAATCTCATTAGAATTCATAGAATTTAAGGAATTCATAGTATTCATAGAATTCATAGATTTGATAGAATTTAAGGAATTCAAGGGCTTGACAGGCGCATTCACAATTCTCACCATTTCATCAAGATTCTTAGGTGTCCGCATAGCATTTTTCATGGATCCATCCGGTTGTTCAAAGGTCTGTACAGCTCCATTTTCATCAACTAAGATAAGACTCGGGAGATAGTCAAACTTCCAAGGCTTTGCGACTTTTGATTTAGGTATCATATCATCACGTATTGCAAGTCTGTTATGAATAGCACTCTTCTTTAACATAGGGTTCCAGACATTTTTGCGAAATCTGTGACAAGCTCCACACCATTCTGCATACACCATGACTATGCTTATTCTTCCCGATTGCAAGATATCTTCAAATCCTTTTAATTTCGACGGAGAGTCTACTATCAAATCTTTTGCCTTACCCATCTATCTATGAGATATATTATTAAACGCAAAATTTGGGTTGTGACGTTAGAAGGGGATGGATATATTAGTTAGTATAGCATATCTTCTGTTGACCCTTGTCATAATTTCAGGACTGTATCTTTTATACATTAAAATGCGATCGTCTGCTGCTGCTCTTCCTGTAGTGCATGCAGTGCATACAGCCAAAGTTGATGCATCAGGAGCTCATCAAGATATGGGTGGAACTGTACTTATGAAACAGGACGCGGGAGGCTATGTATCTATGAACGCACCTGCAGTAGCACCCTATGCAACAACACCAATTATGGACGTAGATGACTATGAATATAATATGATTTTCAAGAATGAAGGCGATCGTGCAATGACCAAGAGTACGCGCGACTTTCTAATGGCGAAATATCCCAAGGACTGGTCAACCCAACCGCCGAGTTCAGACGCCTTCCAGCGCGGCCTCGCAGAATTCAAAGAGTCTTTCCAGGACTCATCGTATGATGAAAAGAAAATGCCAAAATTTCTTAAAAATGAAGCAGCTATGATTCCCCCGGATTCTCTTGCGGAAGAAATGAAAGAGCGTGAAATTTTGGCCAAATATACTCCTAAAGATGCTCAATCATTGACAACATATGATGCAGCTGATGCAGAGGAATTAATTAAACGTATTTATTCTGCCAAAGGTATGGTACCCACCTATAAAAAAACAGGTGAGAATCAATTCACAATCTATAGAACAACTCCTGAAAATAAGGCTACAGAAATGGAAGCAGACGAGGAAAAACAAGCTCCCGCATCCATTAATGCAGTCCCTGCTCTTGGTGAGAATACTGCTATAGTGCCTACTATTGAATATATAGGGGGCACCGATCCCTTTTTCACTCCTGGCGAAAAAACAAGAGATGAACGCTGGGATTATACCAGCTGGACTCCTGGTCTTGAGCGTATGTTCGCGCCGAACACTCCTATGCAAAAATGGTATTAAATTAGAATGTCAAACTATTTTTCTCTTATTAAGAAAATAAGAGAAAAATATAGGCCGATTCTACAAATGTCAATTAAAGACCCAAGGCCGAGGAAATCATCGATAGTGAAGATCGTCTTTGGGTGCTAGGACGATGTGGCTTGAAACTCTGGAAAGGTACATCTATTACAGGCGAAATGCGCGTTGTATGCTCGGCATGAATTGTTTGAACGGATTCCCAATTGGAAAGTATGACAAATCCAATCCACTCCTCAACAACTCCCTTTTTCATAATACAAGAAGTATCTTCCAATATAGTTTTAAGAGCATCAATATCATCTTTTCCAAGATATTCCATTATTATTTCTGTAATATATATATTTCCAAAGATATTAATTGACCGAATATCATCATGTGTCAAGCTCATTCCAAATAAACTTTGATTTCGCTTATTTCTCTCTTTTGCTATTGCATTATTATATTTCATTCGGATAATATATTGTGATTGTGAAGGAATCTTTGCAATCAAATTATAAATCCCTTTTGCAAGTTGGGCGGCATTACGGTGTATGGCCTTCCAACGGACACGGCCATTAAAGACTGCTCCTGATTCTGGAGGATACCGTATCCAGTCGGTCAAGTATCCTGTGCAAGAATTACAGTTTTGCTGCATTGTGGACTGGACAACAGTCGCGGGAAACCTTCAAATTTTTAAGCTCGGTAAACACCAAGAATGACATCTCTTGGTATTGTTGACGATAGAGAACATGGACTGCGTGAGCTTTTCCAGGATAACTTTACGGTCTCTCATCTTCCTGTGGGAGATATCTGGATAGGTGTTGATGAAAACGGAGAACCAAAGGCAAATGGCTTGATTATTGAGCGCAAATCGGTGGCCGATTTGGAGTCAAGTATCATGGATGGCAGGTACCGAGAGCAGAGGAGCCGTTTGATGGCTTATTGCACTGAGAAGAAGGCGCATCCTATTTATATCATTGAGGGCGACTTGGACAGATTGAATGCCCGTTTGAAAAAGCCGGCACTCTTGAAGTTTCTGACTCGACTGAGTCTGAGATATCATATTTCCGTGTTCCAGACAGCCTGTGTAAAAGAGACGGCTGAGCTTTGTGCCTTGTTGGCGGATCAGATGCTAACAGATCCGACGACCTTTGAGCAGCCGGCTCAGATGACCTATGTTGAGACGCGGGGTAATACGCGGGAGGCGAATTCTGATGATCCGAAAGTCTTTGCTTGCAGTGTGTTGGGGTGTT